TTCCTGATACAACTGTGCCGCTTGCGCCGCCATCAGTTAAAACCATTGTGCCTGCGCTAGTGCTGTTAACGTAAAAACCGATCAGTTGGCATGGGCCTGTCGAAACCGCCCCTGTTGCCGTCATGTTCTTGTAAGCACCGACTTCTGCTACTGGCTGGCTCATATTCTGACCTCTCTAGGTTGTTGCATTTCGTATTCCCACAATTCATCTAATGTGATGGTCTGCAGGGTTTTGCCTTTAGGTGGCGGCTTATCCCGTTCATCTTGACGGTATGCCACCGCTAACATTCTAAACGCATCTGCGGGGTGAGAACACCAATCATGGCGGGGTGTTTGACGAAAAGTTTTCTTGTCTTCATCGTATTCACGTTGGTATTGGCGCAAAGCTTCTATTCCCTCATCGCAAATCGGGTCAAAGTAACAGCGGGGCAAAATCATCCTTACGGCTTGAATACCGTCCTGCACACCAATCTCAGGCACGATAGCTAGTTTGCTCATGCCTCCAAGATGCGCCGCCAACTGCTCCACAATGGATTTGCCGCCGCTTGCCAAAGTTTTAGCCCGTGCGTCATGCGGCAAAAAGTGCTTTGTGTACCGATAGCCCTTGTCAACGACCACCCGCGCTATGTCTTCAATACTTGCGCCTGAGACAGCGTAATAGTCCATTACGTGTATCTCGCCTCTAACGACTTGATACCACCAAATAGCTGTGTCGTCCCTGTAACCCAAGTCCCAGGCGGTAAAAACAGGCATTTCAGGGTCAAATTTAAGCTCACGAATGCGCCCATCATGGTCAACCTGCCGCATTTCTTGACCGTAAAACGCACCCAAGATGGCAGCATCAAAGCTGCATTCGTACTCTTGGTCGTATTGGTCTTGGCTTAGTTGCTGTTGGGCGGCTTGTAATTCTGTGTTTGGCAGAAGTTGGGAAACACTTGCAGGCAAGCGCAACAAAAACCAATCAGGCGTGTTTTGGCTTACACGGTAAATGTCATGGAATTGGTTCTTGCCTTTAGGCGTACCACCAAACACAGCCCAACCCAACCTGTCGGACAAAGTGGGGCGAATGACGTTTCCCCAAACGCTAGGCTTGAAGTCGCCATACTCATCAAGGTAAACGCCGTTGAAGCCCAAACCACGCATAGCGTCTGCGTTGTCTGAGCCAAACAGCATGATCTTTGCACCGTTGATAAGCTCCACCGTCAGGTCGGCTTCATTGGTGTTTTTGGTAATTGGTGCTGCGTAGTGCTTTAGGTAGTCCCAGGCTACGCGCTTGGCTTGGCTTCTGAATGGCGCTATGTAGGCGTATTGGGCAATCCTGTTGCCTTCGGTAATAGCACGCTTGATTAGGTCGTTAATTGCGGCTACGGTTTTGCCTGCCCTTCGATGTGCCACTAAGCACGCCCAACGCTCCGTTCTTAGATGAAACGGCATAAATGCGCTTCTAGGCGCATAGGGAATGATTACTTCACGGCTTCCCACTTAACAACCATTTCTATTGGGCCTTCGTCTGCGCCTGTGATTTCTGTTCTAGCCAATTTAGGAACATGGTACTCAACTACGCTTTGGAATAGCTCAAAGGCTTTTGCAGGGTTGGGTTTTATGCCTTCTTTAGGAATGCCCTTTGCAACGCTATCTAGCCATTCTTCTAGTCGGTGCGCGTTACCGTCCACGAACATCGCTATCGCCTCTCTAGCGGCCGCTGTGACCTTGTTGGGCGTTCCTGATGTGCGCCCTCCTGCTTTCTTCCTACTTTTAACTACTTTAGTTGTTGACATAGTTATTTAGCATTATTTTTTATGTACAGCAACTGGAATTTTATCTATTCCAAGTTCCTTTGCTAAATACGCCCGATGTCTACCATCTTCTTTACCTGATGCGTATATATGCAAAGGATCTAACTTGCCTCCAGCTTCCACATGGCTTTTCAATGCCGCAATATTGTCCAATGATTCTGCATCAAGTTTTAATGGCCTTACTTGTTGCAAAAATTCATCAGGGGTCATATATGTTAATTTTCCACCAAATTCTTCATATCTTGTACCAGCGGGGGCTAATGGGTATTGAGTAGGCGGGTTTCCCTCTTTTGTTATGGCAGACTTTCCAACATCCTTGATACCCATTCCAACAGGCAAACCCTCTGTGGCTTTAATTGCTTTACCCGCCAACTTAGCGGTTGCTGGAGCCATAAAACCGCCCAACTCTTCCATGCCTGCGGTTTCGGGTCTTGCTGCTGTTTTTCTTGGCATCATGCCCAAAATGTCTGTGGTGGTTGGCAATACAGGGGTTGGGTTTACGTTTACCCCACCCGCACCAAATGCCTTGTTTATGCCCATGCGAGCCAAGCCCTCTAGGTCGCCACCCGCGCCAGGCACTTGCGCCACACCACCTCTTACCAATGATTCAAGATTGCTTAACGATCCAGCGCCAATCTCTTTAATCATGCCCAACAAGTCAGATGCCGTTGCTTTCTTGCCGCCTTTTAGCGTTATTAAAGTGTCAGGCGTGATCGGGCCAGTATCTTGTCCATACCCGCCGCCTAACGCAATTGCTAAATCTCGGTAATCAGCCATCAACCGTCTCCCGCATTTTAATTAAGCCGTTAAGCATCCTATTCTTGGTGTTGAACCATTGCTTGCTGAAGTCGCAATTATTGTAGTGGTCGAACTCAGGAATGCCTAAGGTGTAGTGGGCTATCTTAGCGTTAGGGTTTTGTTCTTCCCCTACCAATACGTTCCATTCTTTCGGTAGTTCACCGATTTGCGTATCGGTAAGCCAACCGAATCGGTGCAGAAATGTGCCATCGTTTGCGTTTACATATTCAGGTGTCAACACTTTGTTCATTGGGTTGGCGCAATTCCATAGGATTAGGCTTGACCAATTCTTTCTAGGGTAGTTTCTGTTGGCGGCCTCCATAGCTGTCCCTATGTACTTTTTGGGGTGTTTGGTCACGTAATTGTGCTTGACGACCTGCACGGCTTTTGTGGGGTCGAACAGGTCATTCAGGTCTTTAATGTTAGCAAGCATTAACATATCACTTGCATCCATGAAGATAGCTTTGCCTTTGAAGTTTGTGAAGTAAGGCACCAGGAAACGCTGATAGATGAATGCGTTTGTACCGTCCCTTTGGCTTCCGTAAAAGGGTGTAATGGCTACAGGCTCTGATGTGCGCTCTATCAGGGATTGGCAAAACACATGGAAGCCTACGGCCTCTCTTGGGTCGTAGCCTGCAAATATCCGAATCATTTAAGGGTCAGTTTGTATAACGTGCTGTCAATTAGTGCGGCTATTTCGTCAATGATGTTCTGCAGTTCGGATTCTTTGGGCATGGCCTTGCGGTTTTTCTCAACGTAATCCTTTAGGCTTTCCAAGTAACGCACGGGGTCTTTGGCATTGTGGAAGTTTTCGGGAAATGTTTTGATTTTTTCGTAACAGCCTGCGTAGGCTTCGGCAAAATCATCAGTTCGCTCAATGATTTCCTTATAAAACGCGCCCAATGCCATATGCACGGCAAATGAATCGGTTGCCAAGTGCATGAAATGCGTAATTGTTCCTGAGTGCAGCAATGTGCTGATGAAGTCAGCTACGTCTTTTTGGTTTGGGTCTTTTTCGTAAGCCATAACATCCCTTTAAAAATGGGGGGCGTGCTGCCCCCCTAAGACAACTGCAACACTATTCTACACGGGTAAAGGCACATCAGCAGGCCATAGCCCACGCTTGCATAGCAAAAATACTGTGGCTCTATGGGCGTTGTTCCACATCACTTGACGTTCTAGCTTGTTTAAATCTTTGCCTTGGTCTATTTCTTAATGGCAGTTTAGGCAAAGTGCAGCCACCAAGTTGTCGTCAGCCTTTACGCCTTTGCCCTTGCCGTTGCCCCAATTGCTGTGTGCGGCTTGCACCATGTGTTCTGTACCGCAATGCTGGCAAGGTAGCTCAGTCACCAGCTTTAGCAGTTTTCGGCTTCGGACGTATTGGTGTTTGGGAATCATTTAGGGCTTGGCAAAATGCCCATAGAACTTTTCGCAACCTTGCTTGTAAGCCACAACTGCATCTTCAATTTTTTCATAAGAACCCAAAGAAATGTTTTTTCCCATCACCATGATGGCGGCTTTCCACTTGTTTTTATAGAAAGCCACACCTTTGTAGCCCGACTTGTTTGTTTTTCTTAATTTTGAATTGTGAACGTTTTGACTTTGAGTGGCTTCACGCAAATTTTCAATCTTGTTGTTAAGACTGTCGCCATCAGCATGGTCTATGTATTTGGGAATGAAACCATGATGGTACAAAAAAATAATTTGGTGCAAATAGTATGTTTTGTTTTTTATGTTAATTTTTTTGTATTTTTTCCCATTGCAAACTGTTTCCCAACCAGCAACAGAATTGACTTTTTGACCGCCTGAACAATGTAATCTGTAAAGATTTCCATCTTCATATCTGTAAATTTTTTTTACATCTTCATTCATGACTTCTATCAACCTTTCTGTCTAAAAAGGATTGTGTTTTCCAAATCTCTACGTCTAGCCTTGCCGCCTCAATTTCCCACCGTAGGGTTTCTTCCTGCTCTATAGCCGCCGCCAAGCCTTTAAGAAGCTGTTGATAGCTAGGGTCAGCATAGGCTTCACGCTCTTGTGCGTTGGCGGCTTCATAGCCCATTGTTAGGGCTTCTTTCATAAGCAGGGCTTTCTTGGATTTCCTAAATTCTTCAAGATACACCCGTTGCGCTTTGGCTGCGCCGTAGGCGGGGGCTTTGTCCCGAATGTCCTGAGTTTTTTGCTCAATCATTTAATCACCCCCAATGCTCTTAAAGCCGCTTCAGGCCCGTCAACAACAGAAATGGGGCCTTGCCATGTGCCATGAAATTTGATTTGGTCTTCTGTAAGTTTTTGTCGTGATGGTGATTTGTTGCCATCTTTGACTTCCATCAAAAGGTTTACACCCTTGAACGAAACCAAAAGGTCAGGTACGCCTTTGCCAACAGCAGCCAGGGATTGAACCGTAGCGCCAGCGGCACGTAGAGCCGATACAACCTGGACATGGTTGGCATCAGTCCGTGCCGCCCTCATGCCTCAACCGATTCATTCTGCTCCGCAGGTCGGCTAATGCCGATTCCCCACGAAATTTGGCTATGTCTGATGACATTTTTTGCCACCAGCTTCGGGCATCGCCCATTTCCATCATCCTTTTTCTGTACCTGCTCATCCATTCTCTCGCTTCGCAATCCCTCATGTGTTCTATCTGCTCGTGCGTCACCTGTCATCTCCAATGCCTGTAATACGATTTGTGGGGGGTAATTTGTACCATCTTTTACCCCGTCAAGGATGGCATGGGCTTGGTAGTAGTTCATTGGCTTAAGATTCTCCAAGCTGTTGCTGCACAGAGTGGCACTTGTCCGTTGCCAATGGCTTTAAGTCTGTCCACCCTAGCGGCCATCCCATCAGCCACTCTACCCAAGTTGCGTTGAGTGATGCGGGGGACATTTCGGGGTTCTGTTTGCCACCAGTTTCTGTCCACACCACACTCGGCAAATCTGAATTCCCCTGCCACCCTTTGCTTGGCCTCCTTGCTGCATGGTCTGATTTCACAGGTGTTGGCCAATTCTTCATATTGCTCACTTGATCGCGTAGATTTGCTGGCTTGCTCCTGCCAGGTCTTGCAAATGTCGCTTCCTTTAATAACGCTTGAGCCGATTTTGGAGGCAGTCTGTCCATAGTGGTTGGAGTAGCCCATTTCGCCTGAATCTCTGGGTTCGCTAAACTGTAGTTGATTGCTCCCTTGGCTTTCCAAGATGTGCTCGTTGGTTTGCTCTTGTGATCTCCAGCGCAAGGGGTTGGTAGCTTTTCCGACAATCCATATTCTGTCCCTCTGATGGTTTGCTCCAACGTCCGCTGCTCCCAACACTCCCCATCTCGCATCAAACCCCATTGTGGCCAAGTCTCCAAGAACTCGTCCAAGTCCCCTAGAAGTGAGCATTGGTGAGTTTTCCACAAAGACGTATCGGGGTCGTACTTCGTGAATGATGCGCGCCATTTCTCCCCACATTCCGCTTCGTTCTCCGTCAATTCCTGCACCTTTTCCTGCGGCACTAATGTCCTGGCATGGAAATCCTCCCGAAACAACGTCAACAATTCCTCGCCACGGCTTTCCGTCAAAGGTTTGTACGTCATCCCAAATCGGGAAAGGCGGGAGAAGACCGTCATTTTGTCGGGCACACAGTACGCTTGCTGGATATTGCTCCCACTCAACGGCGCAGACTGTTCGCCATCCAAGCAGATGTCCCCCAAGTATTCCTCCACCAGCGCCTGCGAAAAGAGCCAACTCATTCATGCCACCCTCAAGGCTTCACGCCATGCCTTTTTCTGTAGCTGGCTTAAATGCTCGCCACTTTCTTCACGGTTTTTAAGTTTGTAAGCCCACTTTTTGGGGTCAACTGGCGGCAAGTTGTGGATGCGCTGGATTGCCTCCCTTTTTTCTTGCTCAGTAAGGGGTCTAATCGGGTCTTGGTTGCGTTTAATTTTGACGATGGCGGCAGAGTACAGGCCTTGGGTAATTTTCGCCCATTCGTGCGGTTCTGACCATGCGTGTGCGCTACACAATTTTCTGCCCTTATCCACCGACCACCGATTCGGGCATTCAAAAACCGTGCATTGCAGGTCGTTGTGGTTGTCTTCGGTTTGGGATTCGTGTTTCTGTTTTGCTTGAACGTAGCTCATGTTTGCTCCTGATGGTATGCGCCTTCAACAATTCGGGGGAATTTGCTTGCCGTAAAAAGAAACTCAAAGTTGGCTTTCCAATCTTTTGATCTGCCTGTCAAAAACTTGGATTTGCCTACATGGACAAAAAACCAATCAAAAAACTCTAACCCTCTTTCCCTGTCCAGCTTGTCGGCAGAAACCACATCCCGCCATCTTGCCGCAACCAAACGCTTTCGGGAGTCGCTGACCACAGTCACCCTTGGCAACATTGGCAAGCGGCTGTTGTACAAGTCAACAATTTCAGCAATTGGCGCTGATGGCGTTTTCTCGCTAGGCGAGACAACAAGAGACGTAGTCTCTGTATTTATTGGTTCTTGGTTTATGGTTATTGGTTCTTGGTTATTGGTTGGTTGAACGTCCGTTGAACGGGCGTTGAGCCTGCGTTCAGCGGATGCTTTACCAGCCTTGGACGCTTGTTCAATCTTAGAGTGAAAATGGGCTATTTCCTTGTCTGCTCTGCTGTTCACAAAGCCATCAGGTGTTGACAAAAAAAACTCATCCAACACGCTAAAAACTTCAGCTTCGTATTCCCTCATGCCAATTTGCCTGGCAATGTCGTGAACTTTTATGGGTTTTTCGTGAAGATAGTAGAAGTCTAGAAGCCTTCTGTAGGCAGCATCTTCAATGACGGTCAAATGCCGTGTGTGGGACGCATAGTCCCCTATGTTGAATTGATAGTAGTGCAAAATTTTTCCCAAAACCGTCCCACACAAAAAGAAACGAACGGCAGGCAGGTGGGCTTGCTTTTCGGCAGGGTAGCTACCCCCCACCTAGCCGTGTTTCAAACTCAAATACTAAACCATTCAGGCTTCAAAATCTTTAATTGCCAAACCCTAGCTTGTGGCAAGCTGTCGCCCCATTGGTACACAGCAGCCCTTTTGATGCCAAGCAAAGCTGCAAGCGCCGTAACGCCTCCAGCCAGTTGAATTGCTTTTTCTTTTTCCATGCCGCCATTGTAAGCTAGATTGACAAAAAAGCCACAATTAGGGTTTGTCCTAATAAAAAAGACTTGCAATACCGTAAAGCTGGCTTATACTTCACCCATGCCCTAGCAAATCGCATAAGGGTCTTTTTAGGAGGTCTTATGACCGATTTTACTTTTCTCCCTTCTGACTTTTCATCCACAACCATTACCTTGGTTGCTAACACGCCTGATGGCAAACAGTACCTTGCAGAACGGTATGGTTTTGCTGCCGTTTCTATCCAAGTCCGCAAGTCTGCGGCCCCTGAAATCGCCGATAGTCTTGAATTTCAAGGCTTGACTTACGCTTAACCAAACGGGGCTTCGGCCCCATCTTTAGGAGTACACCATGTTTGAAATCCAAGGCCCATATCCCAATCAGCGCAAGAAAAAAGTTGACCGAATCATCACTTGCCTCACGCTAGTGGCACTTGCCATCGTTGCCCTCGATCTTTTTCTTTGGAGGCCGTAATGACTGCTAACCAAGTAATTGCCAACATATCAGCCACGGCTGACCGTATGTATGCAGGGCAACCCCCTGTTGACCGCCTGGCTTTCCAAGTCGGAATGCTGGAGTCCAAGATACGTGAATACGTTTACCTTCTTGACAGCCTTCAACAGGAAGTTCAAGAAGTCATACAAATCTTGGAGGATTGATGCGAGTGATTACTTACCCCCTACTTTGCTGGTTGGCTGTAATCACCACAGGTTGCTCTAACTTTCAGCCGCCGAAACCGCCTGACCAAGAGCTAATTGTGGATGCCCGTGTGCAACCAATGGGACGCAATGAAGTTATAGATGCTGTTCGCCAATGCGAAACATCAGGCTTACGTGCTATCCCTTTGTACGCTAAACGCCGTATCGGTGGCTATTCGGTGGAAACCGTAATAGAAGTCACTTGCGGCCCTAAATACGTCTATTGATATGTCCCAACAACAATTTTACGAAACAGTACAGAAAGAAGAACTTTATGCAGAAAATTGCAACAGCACTAGTCAAAGCGCAGAAAACTTTTGCGCCAGCCTTAAAAACCGCCACGAACCCTCATTTCCGCAGCAAATATGTAGACCTGGCATCTTGTGTGGAATCGGTTATAGACGCTTTAAACACAAACGGGATATTCTTGTTTCAGACTACTTCAGAACATTCTGATGGGATTGTCTGCGAGACAAGTTTCTTGCATGAGTCGGGTGAACGTCTTGATTGCGGGAAATTGTTTTTTCCTGCTCCAAAGCAAGACCCTCAAGGCTTCATGTCATGTTTGACTTACATTCGCCGCGCGTCTTTGATGGCGGCAACAGGGCAAGCACCTGAAGATGATGATGGCAATGCCGCTAGTCGCAAACAAGAGCCAAAGGTTAACGCAAGTGCTATGGCAGACCACCTTGCAGCGATAGATGCCACCACCAACAAAGAAGAACTGCAAACCGCCTATGCCGCCGCTTATGAGGCCTGTAATGGTGATCAAACATGGCAATCACGGGTGATGGCAGCAAAGGCCGCACGTATCAAGAAAGCAAAGGAGCAATAAATGATAGAACTTCCGTCCACATGGCCTGGGTTAATGGCTACCGCAGAGGCAGAAAAGCAAGAGCCTGATGATTTGACCATTGCCTACATGAGTGGCTTACATGATGGAAAAAAGAATCGCACATGGGTAGGGCTAACACCGACAGATTGGTTTGAAGCATTGAAAGATATTGACCCCGAAACAAAGAGACTTCCGCAAGGGTTTTCATTGTTTGCTTGTGCCATTGAAGCCAAACTCAAGGAGAAAAACACATGATAGAAATGATTGAACAACGCACGGATGAGTGGTTTGCCGCCCGATTAGGCAAAGTCACGGCCTCTAGGGTTGCTGACGTAATTGCCAAGACCAAGACGGGTTATTCGACTAGCAGGGAAAACTACATGGCGCAACTGGTCGTAGAACGTATGACGCAAAAGCCCACAGAGTCTTATTCCAACGCAGCCATGCAATGGGGCACAGACCAGGAAAAGTTTGCAAAAGCGGCTTATGAGTTAGCCAAAGACGTTATTGTGGAAGAAGTGGGGTTTGTGCCTCACCCCAACATTCCGATGGCAGGGGCTTCACCTGACGGGTTTGTGGGGGTCAATGGTCTAGTAGAGATCAAGTGCCCTAACACCGCCACAATGATTGAAACCTTGCTGACCAAGAAATGCCCACAGAAATATTTTACGCAAATCCAGTTTCAGCTTGCCTGTACGGATAGGGTGTTTTGCGACTATGTGGTGTTTGACCCCCGTATGCCTAAACACCTTCAGTTATTCGTCACACGCATAGAACGTGATGAAGACTACATTGCTCACATAGAAGATGAAATTCAGACTTTTCTTGAAGAAGTCGATCACAAAGTCAAATTACTCAACTCACTAGGAAACCCAAATGTCTAAGCTCAAAAAAGAAATATCGTGCATCGTAGGGCAGTACACCAATGCCCAAGGTGCGGCTAAGAACCGCTACCAACGCATCGGCTCAATCATTGAAACCAAGAATGGCGATATGTTGAAGCTAGACGTTATCCCACTTAAAGATGGCGGTTGGGACGGTTGGGCTTACCTGAACGACCCTCGACCAAAAGACTTAGGGTTTGATGATGAGTTTTGAACACATCAGAGCTAGGTCTAATGACCCCATCACATCTTACCTGGCGGCTGATGCTGCCCCTAAATTTACCAACAAGCACGTTAATACGATTTTGGAGTGTTTGGCAAAGCACGGGCCGCTAGGCAAAGACGGTATTTCCAAATTAACAGGGCTTGATGGCGTACAAATTTCTAGGCGGTTGCCCGAACTGCAAAAAGACGGGTTGATTCTGCTTACAGGCAAAACCGTTAAATCCAATACAGGCAACCAAGAACGTGAATGGCGCTTGGCAATACCATGAGCTACATCATCGCCCCCTTACCGCCCCTTAAATGCTTTGTTAGGCGAGAATTTTTGTACAACCACACCAAAGGTCATGGTGAGCTAGAGCCTGCCATTTGGGTGAGTCTAAAGGCATTGCGGGGGCAGGTGTTTCGCATCGAGTCCCTGCTGCCCAACTACGGGGCTTTGTATGACAAGCTGCCCATACACGCTTATGTGTGGAAAACAGAACATGGTGATTTGCCTGTTGACACACTTCAGCTTTGGGATTGCATGGGCTACCGCTTTACCATTTGCGAAAAGATTGGCCTCCGCAATTTAGGCGTGAAGTTTCTAGGCAAAGACAAAGAATGGAACTTTGGACGCTATTTGTTTACTGTGGACTTTTGCGCTGATGGTATGGATTTGGACACAGGTTTTACCGAACAAGCAGAAGAACACAAGTCGTTTAATTGGATTGCGCTAGATAACGGACAGTTTGCTTGCCAACCCAACAATCGGTGTTTGTGGTATGACCAAAGCCTAATTCCTGCAGAGACAAAGTTTCCTGATTTTCAGGCGGCTCAAACCTTTTACACGGTTGATGGCACACGCAAGTGGTCAGCAGGGGACGATTGGTTTTACGACTTAAAAGAAAAGAATGCTTGAAATCTTTTTACTTTTGCTGTTAGGCGGGTTAGCTCTTGTCGTCTCGGTTTTGATTGCAATTTACATTTTTAAAGACTAAGAAACATGGCGCGTTCATCAATACGGCGGTTTTGCAGCCCTTTTAGAATCTTACCGCCTGCCATGCAATATTTGAGTAGCTCATCTGCTGAGCCTGCCATATCTCCACGCAGGGCTTTTTGACGTAGCGTAGACCGTTGGAGTGTGCCTAGCCCTACATTGAACGAAAACGACACTAGGGCATCAAACTGACCTTGGGTTAGGGGTACAGGCACAAACTTTTTTACGCCACGCTCAAACCGCTGTAAGTCTGCAGCAAGTATGGAATCCACTTCTTCCATAGAAAACTTGCGGTTGTCTTCAGGGCGCAGGGGATATGCGTCACGTTCTTCTATCTTTAACTTGCCCTGTTCAGGGTAAAGCACATGGCCCACACCGATAGTCCACAACTTTGCGGGGCAGCGATATGGGTTTTGTCTTATGCCCTCATGGTGTTTAATGACCGCAAGGGCTTTTGGGCTGACGTTCATTTACCAAACGCTCTGCCACCAAAGTGAAACGCTATGATGGACGCAAACAGGGTTTGAGTTTCGTTATCCCAAAGTTGCTCTGCCATCTTTTCAAAAGTAACGCCAGTAGAAATACCATGCCATGCTAGGGTCAGGTCGATTGCCACCAGGAGAAAGAAGAATCCGTAGGTGATAACGGGCCTTACTGACGCTCTTAAATTGTGCATCCATTGGCTAGTCCCTTCGTTCAGGCTGGTGTCATGGGCGTAAATAGCTTGCATCTCAGCTTGCTGCGCCCCAATTAGAGCCACTTTTTCTGACGATTTTGTTTCAATTTCCAGTTGTTCAGACTTGATGTGCTCAATACGCTCCTGCGCCTCAAACCCTGCTTTACGCATCTCTAGCTCACGTTGAATCTGCATTTGGGCTAGGGCAAGCTCATGCTTTTTGTCGGCACGATCCTGAAAGAAATCCAGCAGCTTGGGCAAGCCGCCCATCAGGAATGACACGATAGTTGAAAGTAGAGTAATCATTTAGGTTTCTCGCAAGTGTGTTTGGCACGTTCTTCAAGTATTGCAATGGACTGCCTGTTGTAATGGATTTGGTCACGGTTAAGTTGAATTTCTTTTTCCAAATCTTGGCGTAGTTTTTCACGGGCAAGTTCGGCCCCGCTATTGGGTGCTTGCCTGTTGTCAGATGTAACCACCAAACTAATCTTGCTGTTCAGAATGGTCACTTCATGCGCTAAGTTGGATAGCGCAGACATTAAATAAACTACACAGCTAAAAAGCAAAGGCAAAATTGCAAACGTGATTTTTTCAATTAAGGCGTTTTTTGCGGATTCTTCAGCCATTTACATCCCCAGTAGTTTTTTAACAAACTCAGCAGCCACGCCAGGGCCAAGCAGCACCACGGCAATCACTACATACAAGAGGTACTCAATCTTGGCCATGCGCTTAGAGCCTTGAGTAAAGCTCTCTTGTATGCCTTCGTATCTTTGGGCGCAGACGGCCTCATGGACGCTTAAACGCTTATCGGTTTCATTGGCGAGTTCGTGTATCGTTTCCATGAGGCTGTTTCTTTAGTCTGCTTTTACTGCGGCTTCGGCAAATTGGTCTTTAAGTGCTTCTTTCAGCATCTTTAAAAACGCATCTTTACCCACCACCAGTTGATGAAGTTGAAATTGGGTTGAGCCAATCTTTCGGTCTAAATCTACGCAATGGTTGAACAACGCAACTTGATTCTCTGTGAAGTCATTTGCATCGTATTCAACATCATCTATAGTCACGATTGGTGTCATGGTGTCACCTCATCCGCTGGCTCAGGCGTGTTGCCTTCTGCAAGCCATGCTAGGTAGGCTTCATTAGTTTGCGTATTTGCCCAATCACCCGTGGCAATGTTGTCTTCAAACATTTGAGCAAATGTTCCCATTGGGTTCAATTTATATGTGGTCATTTATAGCTCCGCTTCTGCTGTGTAATGAATTGCCGTGATTTGATACTGACCAACAGTTTGTGTAGTCCCAATAATATAAATGCTGCTTTGGCTTGATGAATAAATTTGCGAGTTCACATCTGAACTTGCACTTATATTTCGCCAGTTTGCGTTTGCAGCAGACGGGTTATATGTTGTGATAGTCGTTGGCGTTGCTCTCATTACAACAGGCAAATTAACCCATGCAGGAGCCGAACCAGAAGCTGCTGGAGACTGCGAATATACAGCGCCAACGCCACCAATGTTTTGTGCAGGAGCAGTTCCTTGAGGAAATGACTTTTGATAATACCGCTGACACAAAGCCAACTCAGTCCCATAAGGACGGTAGTCAAACGATGTGGCTACGCTGCCTTTTTCTAGCTGTACGCCTGTGATGTAGAACGTAGCTCCGTTTGTGCTAATAAGTTTTGTGTCCCCTGTTGCGCCAACATAACCAATAGAACCCCAAGCGCCAGCAGTTCCTACATTACTGCTACCACTACCAATGTCCCAATAAATTCGCATTCCAATACCAGTAGTAGTCAGCCATGTTCCGCTTGTATCGCCAGCAACGGTTACTGATTTTTGTTCCCAAGTATTTGCCGAGTTAATGGTGTAAGTAAATGGATAAGCCCTGTTAAAAGCGCCATTTGTTAGAGAGCCACCAAACTGACCAGTAAGACTAGAACGAACCCAAAAAGATAAAGTTACAGTTTTAGCATTAGCAGTTCCAAAACCAAAATCAGAACAGTTTGTTCCTTCAATTCTATGTGATAGAAAATAATATTGACTAGACCCTACACTTGCATCAGCCGTTGTAACTGTTGCAATTATAGAATTAACAAATCCAGCGGGAGCGGTTGAAGATTGTTGGAGCGTATAAACACCATCACTTAATTCACCGAAGCCCAAAAAACGGTCAACAGGGTAAAAATCAGTAGCGTTGTTTACAGTTACCGCAGCCCCCGCATTACGCTGGTCAATCACCATTGCACCATTGATGATGCGGTTCTTGAAGCCTGTGTAATTTGTATCTGTGCAATTTACCAAACTACCGCTTGCTGGCGTTCCAAGGATAGGCGTTACCAATGTCGGGCTAGTCGCTAATACGTTGTTGCCTGTGCCTGTGTTAGTGACGCTTACAAGTGCTTTGGACGCATCTGTTGCCACCGCGCTTGAAGCAGTCAAGCTAGAGTAAATGGGCGCAGCGCTAAATGTTGCAACGCCAGTAACCGCAAGAGTACCCGCTACATTGGCGTTTGTACCCACATAAAGCGCCTTGGCTATACCTACACCACCCGCAGTAATGATTGACCCTGTGGTTGTAGATGAACTATCTGTAGTTAGGCTTGACGTAACACCTTGTGCAAACGTAATCCTAGCGGTTGTGGTGGTCTGACCGTCTTTAGTGATAGCTGTGCTTAAGCCCACGCCTAAATCGGCTGTAAGGGCGTTAAAAGCGGTTGCAGATATGACTGTGCCTGCAACTACAGGTTGCCCTGCTGAGTTGATGTTAAATGTACCGCTGCCGTTGTAACTCATAATTTCACCTATTGGGTTGTTGTGCGAGGGCGTTAGCTAACAAAGCTTTTCTAAGCTGTTCTTCGTTGTACTGCTTTACGATTGTAGGAAGTTCTGCAATTGTTTGGCGTGCTTCGGGGCCTTTTTGTAAAAGCAATTTTGCCAATTCATTTCTTGTTTGTTCAGGCATTTTTACTTTGTTCCATGCCTGTGCGGCCATACCCATAGCTGGAGCTATGTTGCCTTGTGCGGCACTTGCGGCTGCTTGTCCTGCGTTAAGCAAATTTGCGGGATTGTCCAAATCACCTGCGGCAAAAATTCTTGACATGGTTTGCGAGCCGCGCCCCACCGTTTCAAGCTCTTTAAGCCGCTGTTCTCTAGCTACACTTGCAGCAAAGTCACGGTAATTAGGGCCAAATATTTCTTTTAATTTGCCACTTGTCGCAGGCTCTTTCCACATTTTTGTCAAAGCGGTTTGACCTGCTTCTGTGCCTACTTTGTCCTTTATGGCTTGCACAGCACCTAAACGAAACGCAGATATCTCGCTTTCGCTCATGTCTTTTGTCAATTCCTTAATGGCAATTGCGTCTTCTTTCATGGAATCACGGCCTTTTCTTAATGCCGTTTCAAGCTGTGCAGGGCCTGCAAAAGAATCCCTTGCCATTTTATAAATAGACCGCCCTTTATCATCTGTTGGGCTAAGTCTGTCCAATTTGTTAGTTAACTTATTTCGCAAATCGTTATAAGCGTTGCTTAAAGTTGTAGCTTGTCCAAACTTGCCTCTTGTTTCTTCACCAAGGTCGTATAACGCTTGCTTTATTTTGTCTAAAGAATCAAGAGGTATATCATCACCTACTTTAATTTTGGATATGTCTATTGGTGTAGTTTGTTTTAGCTTGGCAAGAAGTTCTGCGCCTCCATGTGCAGTTTCAGAAGCTTTAATTAACTTTGCAAGCTCATCATCTACCCGAAAAGACACGCCTTCTAATTGATTGTAAAAAGGTTTAGATGCAGTTTTCTTTTCGTTAATCAATGAGTCCAATGTGCCTGTATAGGTTTTGCCGCTTGTACCCATTGCTTCATCTGCGGCAGTTATCAATCGCTTTGATCTTGTTGCTTGACGATTTTTAATCATTTGCTCAGTCAAGTCTTTGGCTTGACCTGGCAAGCTTGCCAATGTATCCAACAATGTTTTTCCTGATTGTCCTGATACATCTGCCACCGTAGCTTCAGGGCCTCTAGTCAAAAGTCTTGCTTCTGCTTGCTTTAATGGATTGCCGCCGCCGCCTTGGAAAAACGAACCCATGCCGCTTCTTTGCAAAGCTTCAGCAAGTTTTAATTTAGCTTCGTTTGCGGCTGACGATTCGCTTACACGTTGTGCAATGTTTCCACCCACGGCACTAATTGCTTTACCAGCACCTTGCGCTATAGGGCCAATCATCATGCCTAAACCAACTTGACCTCTTTTCGCTTCTCCAAAGTCTTGTTGTTCTTTTTCGTCTGTTATTGGAGTCAATGCGCTAGAAACGCCACCCAAAACGCTACCCGTCCCCAACAATCTAGGAAGCGTTGACACAAAAGCTGCAGGCAATCGTGCAGCAAGAGCTAAGTTTGCAGGATTTAAAACATTACCTGCTAAACGACTTACATCAAAACCTGTATCCCCTGCTTGCTGCCTTCGTAGGTTGTAAGCTTTTTCGCCTTCGTTTATGGTTTGATCAATATATTCTTTAGCTCTTGGGCTGAATGCGCTTGCCGCTAATTGAGCACCGCCTAAAAATGGGTCTGCCATGCCTCTTGCAAAGCCTTCAACAGCCGTTTGGTTTTCCATTGGTGGGTTAACACCTATTCTTGCCAAATTTGGATATCTTGAGACAGAACTTTGTGCAGGCAAAGGGCTTTGTGTGGGTTGTTTGGCATGAAATTGATTTGCCATTTGCCATGCTGATTTTTCATCAGCGGCATCAACTTCATAAGTGGCATTTCCTATATCAACTTCAAATTTAGCCATTATTTAACCCTCCGTACTGCATTAGGTGGAGGTGGTGCAAACATTTGATCAGGCATTGCAGGCGTTGTAGGTGATGATTTATCGTATTTTCTGTACAAAGATTCAACTTGTTGCAATGCAGCTAAACGCCTTTGAACGGATAATGAGCTATCGCCAATTTGACCAGCCATTTCTCTATATAGTTTGCTATCTGCATCCGATTGTGGGCCTTCCATTCGCGGCATTTTTAAGGTCAAACTTCCGCTTAAAACGCGCAATTGATCAGCTTGTGCAGCGCCTTCAGGTGAACCGCCATAAACTCTTGCCAATGCGTTTTTGGTTTCACCCAAAAAGCTCTGAGTAGGCAAAGGCGCTTTAACAATTTCACCTTGTTCGTTTTTAGCTTTACCTGATAACAAATTGCGCGCATCATCAATTAGGCTGCCCAAACCTTCCATTTCACGCTCTTTTTTGTTTGTTTCTTTTGCGGCAGCTACTGCAATGTCTTGTTGCGCTTTGGGGGATAGCGCAGGTGGCGCACCTAGTGGTGTGTATGCCGCTGTAGGTGCTGCTGTGGGTGCTGCTGTAGGCATTCCTGTAGGTGCTGCTGTAATCGGGGCTGGTCTAGGCGTTACTGCGCCAACAGGTGCGCCTGTAGTAGGTGCGCCCATGCCCGTATCAAAGAACAGTTGTTGTGCGCTGATGCCTAAACGCTTGGCATCGTTCTCTAATTGCGCTCTTTGATATACAGACAATTGCGTAAAGTTTCTGTCCGAGTCTTCACGCCGTTGTTTTATGGTGGCTTCCGTATCTTTTGTAATGGTGGTAAATTGATTTACTGGGTTTGCAGGCCCAACCACCTTACGTTCGCCATTTTTTCCATACAACACCGAAACAAAACCAGTTGGGCTGTTAGGGTCTTTTTCGTATTGAGGCGTTGTGCCAAATTCGGATTTCTCAGGCGCACGGAAGATTTCTTGTTTTGTTCTAGGGTCAAAGAAAACATCCCCTGCCGATGCTTTAATGGGCGCTTCAGGTTTAGCCAACAATTGAGCCATGTAAGTCTGCTGACCAATAGGCGTTTTCATTGCTTGCAAGTTTGCGGGGTCTAAATAGCCTGCAGGACGCGCCCCTTGCATGGTGTCATCACCCATCACCATCCCAGGTTGGGCAGGCGCTCTCATGTCCCTAAAGATGCTTGCCAAATCGGTTGCAACATCCCTTTGATATTGCTGGGCAAGGTTTTTTTGTTCGGTTACGGCTTCTTGTTCTTTTTTCGTACCAACATATGCATTCAACAATTTAGCCAATCCCGAATAGGGGCTTATAGGCACACCTGCTTGTTGCGGCATTTCAATAGGTTGCAATGACTGCTGTTGCAGAAGTTCAGCCAAACGCCGTTTTTTGGCAATGCTTTCGCTTTCTGCTGTGTAGGGATTCAGATTTATATCAGCCATTACAGTCTCCCATAATCAACCATTAAGTAGCCGCTTGGATGCATATGTACCGCTTCAGGCATAACTTGCGCCAATTCTTGAGCCATTACGCCAATCTGACGACCACCAAAAATGTCGTATTCATAGATGCCAACACCGATTGGATGCACCCCTATTTGCACAATGTTTGACTTCAATCTACGGTCAGAAAACATTGAAAATGTACCTGCAGGAGCCATAAGAGCAGCGCCGCCCAATTGGAACAAACCTGCTGTTTGCGCGTTTTGACCTGCTACCTGTTGGTTGTAAAGATTTTGGTTGTACGCGCCCTGTTGTGCTGCAGCGCCAGCAATGTTGGGTGGTGTAATGGTTTGGCCTTGATATGCTGCAAATTGTGGGTTTTGAATTTGCGAGCCAGACATCAATGCCGTGATCTCATTCAATGGCAATTGACGTAATTGGATGGCTTTAGCCAATGCTTGTTGTTGGGCAGTATTTCCAAACTGTCCACCTTGTAGGGCTTGGTTAAACCCTTGTTGATTTGCGCCAATATCAAGGTTAAGACCTTGTAAAACCGCTTGGGTTCTAGCATCTGTCTCTTGCTGACCAAGTAGGTTAATTGCGTTGTTGTACGCTTCTGAGCCTGGTCGTAATCCTTGATTAATCAATTGCGTTTCTGTACTGGTGCGTTGCCTTGCCAAAGACGGCTCTAGGCGTTGCATGATGGCCTCTTGGCCTGTCATGCCAGCATTGATCGGCATCTTTGCTACATTGCTTAAATCTAACGATGTCTGAACATCAGGCCCGCCAAACGCAAATGGCGTACTTAAAACATTTCTAGCTGTACCAATCCCTTGTTCGCCCAAGTTCGCAAGGCCCGACTGAACCCGTTGTTGCGCCTCTAATGTTTGTTGTGCCTGCGGGGTTAAGTTTTGCCGTATGGTCGGCACATCGCCCTCATACGACACCAATTGCGTACCGTAAGGGCTATAAACATTGGGATTGGATAGCTTTGCAGAAGCTCGCGCAGTTTCTACGTTGGCTGCGCCTTGTGCTGCGGCAGCCCCTAAGTAATCAGGCGCTGGCGGTGGTGCTGGTGTACTTTTTCCCATATTTTTCCCCTAAAAATCTGCAATTAGATTTGTTTAGCACTAATAACACTATGTCCCCATTTGGTTGCGCGTCTTGTAACTTTGCTTCTTCTTTGAAACCCATTTTTTTGACTAAGGTCAAACTTTTTGCATTGGTATCAAATACAGAAACAATAATCTTTTCAACGCCGCATACATTAAAGGGATAATCAAAGATAGCGGCTAAATAGCTAGGGGTAATTTGCCCATCTATTGCGATATGGCAAAAAATAGAACGCTTGTTCCAGTTTTCGTAGATCACACCAGCAACGTATTCGCCATTCTTCATTAACCCAATGGCACGGCTGCGTTCTTCATGGTAACCGCCTTCAATCCTTGCGGCTACCCAATGGCCTACCGCATGGTCTGTGGTTATCTTAAAGCACACCACCTGCCTCAAACACCAAGTCGGTTGCGACCCATTGCAATTGTATCCCTTGTGTTGCCGTTTTTATCAGCGGGGCAAACGTGTAACCAATATTTGTAGCCCCCTGCCAATCGGCGCTAGGCACTAAGCCTGACCCCCAAATGGCAGAATCCCAAAGCCCTGCATCCCATATGCCATAAACGCTGGTTGAGAAGTTAAGCTGTGCCGATTCATCCGCTAGGTTGTAGTCCACATTGACGTTGCCAAAAACAGCAGGCGTTCCATTGCTTTGCAAGTGATACCGAATCATCTTGCATTGTTTTTGTAGGGCTGTTCCATAAGACTGAAAGCTTTGAAGCCCAAACCCTTCAATGTCTGAGGTATCGTCTTTGTTGCCATTCCAAGCCAAACCCACATAGCCATCGCCACCAAAGTAAGGGTCATCAATGTGCAATTCCCAACAATTGGCATACCAGCCTGTAAAGTTACACCAACTCTTGGTGATGTTGTTCATCACATATTGTTGTTGCTCGCCCTCGCCATAAGGCACATTCAAAATCAATTGATTTTCTTTTGGGTAGTACAGCAACTGCCAACCAAAATTAGCCCCATAAGTTGATATAGCCGTACTCATGGCGTACTGAATCTTGTTGGTAATAGATACCCTTGGGTCAAGCCTTGAGCTTTGCAATGCCCCACTCATAGGCACTACACCGTCCTGAGTAATGATCAGCAAGTCGCCACCAAACTTTGTATAACAGCGTCTGCCAATAGGTGCGCCAACTTTATAAAGCCCAATCTGCGAAATTCCTGTTGGAGTCGTTGGGTCGGTTAAACGCCAAACAAGAGCTTCGCCATTGCTTGTAATAAACACCAAGTAATCGTCAACGCCATAACCAGCGTCTAGCGTCCAAGTCATGCCTGCCATGATGTAGCCGCCGTATTGGAATACGCTTGTCATGTCTAGCGCAACAGCCGCGCCGCCAATGCTGTTTACAGGCAAATACCATGCTTTTAATGTGCCTGTTTGCACCAACCAAATGCGGTTTTTAAAAATCACGATGTTGGAACAAGTAGCCGAATCCACGCCTGTAATGTCGTAAGGCGCACCGTCACCGTCTTTATGCCAATTCGTGCCATCAAAAGTGCGTAGTTTGTCTGCGCCATTGACCGCCATCAAATAGGACGCCGCTGGTGTGGTGATGTTTGTGTACTGAAATTTTGAATTTGTTAGACCACTTACAGCCGCCGCGCCAACAGCGCCTGCACTAGTGGCATCGTAAATCTTGCCATCAGATACAGCAAACAATTTGTTAGCCGTA